CGTAAAGCGTTTTCCCACTGTGTCTTGCAGATCGTACAGTTGGGACAGGAAAGAGGATTGTGTGAGTTGCGAGCGCCTCGGCTTCTCCTTCGAGTATTGTTTTTTGCCGAAGGCAAATTGCCACCAGTAGTAGGGTTCCCCTCTCTTTACGACAGGGTTGTCCTTTCGGGCTTTCTTTACATAGTGCAGTCTTGGCATTATTCTACCCCCATGTACTTTTTTGTGATTTCCAGCGCCTCAGAAAAGGAACAATGTAGTGTTTCTTTGAAGAATGCCTTAGATAAGCTGGTATACCCAGCCCATTTTAGTGCCCAGCACCCTCTTTTGATAAGTGAGTGGGCATTTTCGTCTATTCCCTTTAGTGTTATTCGTATGTCTGTTATAGGTTTAGTCAATTCGCATCATCGCTTCCATCTCGTCCACTTCTTCTTGTGTCAAGCCGTCTTTTCCTTCTGCTTCCTCGAGGAACTTCATCAGTTTCGATCGGTAGTCATCGCCTCTGTTGTCCCAATCCATGAACAGGCGTAGGGTTTGAAAGGGAGACAGCCAGTAACCTTTTTTCGCGTATTTCATACAACGAAGTGTCGAAGATATCGGACAGTGAATGTTTTTCAGACGGAGAATTCGGTGTTCCTCATCGTGCATGAAGTCTGCATCCATAAGGATTTGATTGTTTGCTACAGAAGCAGAGGTAGCACCGACACGTACAACCGTGAAGTCGAAGTTCTCCAGAATTTCTCTCGTTCCACCCATCGCAACGATCTTTCCTTGAATGACGGGTTTGATCAGTTGCACCTTTGGGCAATGATATAAGGGGTGAGCACGATCTTTCGGCAGTCTGTATGTGAGTGCCATGCCGTTCTCATGTTTCAACTCAAGGCTGAATCGGTTGTTCTTGTTCGCAAACGTCCTTTTCATGTACTCGAAACTTCCTTCGTCCCAGCTGTATATGTCGATGTCAGCAGCCGGGGTGGGGTGGCGAAGCGGGCTGCAGGCCCATCTCATGTAGCCGCCGCATAATGTGTACACGTATTTTGGCGGTGAGTTTTTCGGCCACTCCGCCACTTGGCACAGTTCGAGTATCGGTTCGATTTGTGTGCGCCCTCTTAGCATTTTGCCTACTATGAATCCTTCTTTTGATTCATAACGTTTTGGCTTGGGCTTCGCCTTTTCTGGTGTTGGAATTGGAATTTCAACCATGTTTACCTCCTATATCCACCCTTCATTGAAATAAAGAGTGACCCTTTCCCCGAAATGTTTGATCAAGTAATAGTGACTTGGATCAAAGAAATCGTATATCAGGGCCCTCTTTTTCTCGTCGGTAGACCGCAAAGCCCTACCGACAGATTGCATTGTCGCTATCTCTGACTTCCCACCAGCTGCATTTATCAGGCAGTCGAGTGTCGGGATATCGAGACCTTCCTGCCACACGATAGTGGCGATGACACACATGATGTCTTTTGCAATAAGACTCTCCTTTATTTTTTTTCTCGTTTCTTCATCAGTTTCACCACGCACGTAGTAAACGTTCATTCCTTTGGCAAACTTTAACAGTTCGTTGCCGTGGTCTAGCCTCTTTGTCAGAATCAGAACGGAATTTCTCGAGGCAATATTTTCTCGTGCTATGTCCATAATCATCTTGTTTTTCTCTTGGTTGAATACCACACCCGCATCATAAACATCAGGGTATTTTCTGATCTGTGCTACAGAAGGTTTGAAGGGTGCTTTTTTCAAGATAACTTTAGGTTTTGCTAGTATCCCAAGATCTACCGCTTCGTTGATAGATAGAGACTTAACGACAGGTCCAGTTAGACCTTCACAGACAATTCGTGCTTCGGGATCGTGGTGTTGTGTGGCAGTGAACGCCCATCTCAAAGGAGCAGATAGGCCTGATAGTGTTCGGGTATACCTGCTTTTCATTTTAGTGAGGTGGTGCCCTTCGTCTATAATGATTGCATCGATTAGTTCTGATGTGTGATCAGCGGGCAATTTGGAGAAAGATTGAATGGTGGACACGATAATTCTTGAATCTTTGTCTATTTTGTCCTTCCCGTTTTTTATTCTCTGTACATTTTTGAATTTGTGTTTAAGCAATGATTCGTGGGTATTTTGTATTATGTCCAAGTTGTGTGCCAACAGTAAAACATTGAAGTCTTTCAATGCGGAGATTAGTGCCATTTGAAGTACTGTTTTTCCTGTTCCTGTTGGTGCCAGGATAAGACCCCGACCGGCATTGATTGCCGCTTCCACTATTTGGATTTGATCGGGCCGTAGCTTTATCCCTGGTATTTTTGGAGGGGCCATTTGGATATCATACGTGATGTCTTGGACTTCTACCGGGATTTTGTTCTTAGAACAAAAGGACAATACCCGGGGAAGTAGACCTGTCCAAAAGAATATACCTTCTTCGAGATCGAACAGAACGTGCCTTTTGTAATCCTTGCGTTCTTTCTTTCCGAAAGGGCCCTCTCTCCAAAAAACCGCAGGGAATTCGAGTGCAGGCTTGATTAGTCTGGCGGCCAGTTTAGAGTTCACCTGTGTAAGGACAGGGTCCTTTACCTCCAGTTTTACAGTCTTCATGTTTTTCCTTTAGCATCCAGGCGTAGGGGTTACGCCTTTTTCCGTTTTACGGGTGTTGTTTTTCTTTTTCCTCTTAGGACATCGAGGACTTCTTTGCCACGTTTGCAGTGGCATTGTTGTTTTTGTTGCCTGTTTTTGCAGGCCAGAACGGCTATCCAGTTATCGTCAACTTCGCACCAAAAGAAGGTAGAAAGAACAAAACCTGTACAGCTTTCGTCTGAACTTGTCACGTTTTTGTTGGTAGTAGGGCACAGCCGTTCACTTATGGTTGTGTTCCCTACTCTCGTTAAGTTGCGTGTTCTCGTTGTTTGGAAAGTACGGCAGTATTCACATCTCATCTGTACTCCTTATCTCTTCACCTGCGTTGTCGGTGTTCCCTATTAGCACACAACGTAAAATATGGTTTATATAGTTGCTGCGGCTTCTGCCCACAGCATCCTTTTCCTCGTCTACCTTCTTGAGGATCTCCGTGTCGAGAGTAATCCCTATTCGTTTCTTCGGCGGACTGAATGACATCTACACCTCCTGTGGTTTGTTGCTCGGGCATTGTTATGATAAAATCATAACATATCATATTTTAGATGTCAACACGAAAAAGAAACGGTTAAATCTTCCAGAATTTCTTTTCTCTTATAACCCTTTGTAATAGTTCGAGTTCCCCCTGTGTGATGTTCGGGTAATTTGGTGCCCCGGCATTGCACTCCCAACTTTCCCGGAGTAGAATCACCCTAATACCCTCTGGGTCCATAATTATTTGATACAAATGGGAATGGTGTTTGCAATGCCAGTATAGTTTTTGTCCTAATTGTAGACTGTCACAAATGTATGGTAGTGCATCCTTACCCGAAGGCTTGACGAATTTAAACTCAGATTTGTTGCCAATAGTGAGGTACTCTGCTCCGCATGCGTAGTATGTCTTCATTTCTTACCTCCTTATCTAGTTATGTGATGTTTGCGATGTCACCGAGTCTTACCTTATTCCATGTTTTGGGTTTCTCGTACCCTTCAGGCATTTCTTCGAGGCATGTCCAAACTGTGTACTCTCTGCAAACAGAGCAGAAGGGGTATATTTCGCCCCAGTGATTCGTGCCATGTTCTTCCTCTTTCCCACACCGGATGCACTGATACGGTTTAATGCTGTATTTGCCTGTTGTCTTCATTTTTTACCTCCTTTGTGGTGTCTGGCGAGTACTTCCATCTTTTCTCGATAAAATTTTCTCGCCGTTTCAATGTCGAAGGGCCTTTGTTTCAAAGAATATTCGTTGTGGGATTTCACATTCCAGGTAAAGTTGCGGTGCCTTTCCCACCATTCAATGAAGTCTAACCACTGAGGGTCTGACCACGGTGGCGTCCATGCCCCGCTTCTGCAAATGAATATGAACAATGGGGGCGGTATTTTAGGCACACAATAGAATACCTGATCCACAGCAGCAGGTCTATTACCGTTACTCATGCCTTTTTCAGGTGTTTCGATGCGCCACTTAGGGTAAATCAGTGTGTACTGCGCGTTAGGGTTCATCAGTTTGGCATGTTCTGCCCAGTTGCCACAGTCTAATGGCGTTGTTTCTTCACCGTATCCTGCATCGTGGTGTGCATCGAAGTTGTAGATGTCCAACTTCATTTGCTGCTCTAATACAGGAGCGATGAAATCGATGATGTCTTTATGGGATTCAGTGATGCCGAGTTGCATTAGACCATCATCTTTCGTGATGATATTGTCCCAAAAGGATCTCCACTTTTCTCGAGGTTTGTAGTATTCGTGTGCGAGATGTTTGCCGTCTAGGGTGTGATTGGACCATCTCATGGACCAAAGCACTTCGAGGAATAACATTACATGCGTTTCCTCTCGGTGTCCCCAGTCAAAGTCCTCCGAATTTGGGAAGAAGTAATCCCAGTCCACTGATAATACCGGGATAGCTCCCTTTCTGCCTAGCAATTCCTTCATTCTTACCCCCTTTCGTAGGTGATTGGTTGGAGGCGGTACAAACCGACCCGCCTCCTGTTAATAACCGGTCGAGCGGCCAGGTTAAAGGAATGCCCTACCACTCGAATCTGCCCACCCCCAAGACCTATCCGGGCAGATAGGTAGGAGGTAAGGGTAGGGGTGGGCAGGTTCCAATAGTAGGCCAGGGAGGGACTTTCATCCCTCCCTTCTCACCTCTTACAGGTGCAAGTCGTCCAGCATGTTGTGGATTTTATAGCGGTCGTATCCCTTGTTTGTAAGGAACTCAACCAGTTTTTCGGAAACGTTTCCTCTCCGGCCGCCTGCTCTGATCTCTCGTATTCCCACATTTAGGATAGCTGTTTTGAGTTTCTTCGGTGCAGGTGACCGCTCTATCATGTCCGTTAGCCACGTTGTGATAACGGATGGGTGGTTGTATGTGTCCTCTGCTCGCATGGTAACTCCTTCCTTACACCGTTGTTTTCTTCTTAGTTATTTGGTCAAAGCACTTGTCGCACAAACCAGAGATGAGCCATTCTTTCGACAGGTTTTCACCCTTTCGGCAGTTCACGCAGATTCCACCCTCTCTGGCCGACGTTACGGTTATGCCGAACAAATCTTTGGACATCGTATCCTTTATCGACTGAATAGAGTTGTCCTTTTCGTGGGTTTTCTTGCTTTGCTCAGGTGTGAACCCTTTGTACGCAATCATGTAGACATCGGTGTAAAGCGCCTCACTGCCAACACGTTGTTTGACAAGTTCGAGTCCTGGAAGGAACAGTTTCATTCCTTCTTCCAGGGCAGAGATTGTCATATTCGTAAATATAGCCGCCAAGTTGCCACCCTTTTTCCAGTCGTGGAAGTTTTCTTCATCATCCATAAGGAACACCTCTTTGCACGGACCAAAGCCGCGTTTGTTCACTGCTCCGCTGTTTGAGGACCACGGTCCTTTGAGCATGTGAGTGCTGCCATCCTTCATTTTCAGCGTGAATGTATGCCCGTCAAACCCTTCACCAGGTGATCGATAGAACAAGAAGCGCACGAATCCTTCTGCCTCGGCGTAGTAGATTCCGTCTTTCCAGTCGTACCGGAATTTGTCGTCCTCTACCATCTCGTCCACTAGAACCACGATGTCAGGTGAATTGGCAAACCCTGTGTACCATTCTACTCCCATTGCCTTGATCTTCGCCATTTCTTACCTCCTTTGTGTTGTATTGTGGAGAGAGAATCCCTCCCCGTGTGGCAGGACATTTTCTCGTCCTGCCACCTAGGGATTAATCCTTTCGTTCCCAATCCTCGTATTTTATCCCCACTGCGGGGAATACACAAGTGTGGCCGTCTGTCCATTTGATTGGACGGGGCCTCTCTTCTGATACCACTTCATGGCCGCACCGACATATCCAGATCAAAGTTTCTTTTTCTTCGGACATATTGCACCTCCTATGTGTGGATTGACACACGTTTGTCCTGTACCAGGATACAGCCCGCGAACACCCATTGACTCGTGTTCTGCCCGTGCCAGTTCACTGTGTCCTTGTATTCCTTGCCTTTGTCAACGATTGAGAATTCCAGAATGTATTGCGATCCCGCAATACGCCACGTGTCGGGCAACCAGCACTCATATCTTGAGCCTGTTTCATCAGCCGTTTTGAACGCTTGGTGGAATTGACCTGCAATCCAGAGGTACTTGTCGATCAGATCCTCTTTCTCGGGACGGTCTTCTTCCTTGATGCCTTCCCAAATGGTTTTGAAAGAGGGAAGACTGGCCGCGATCCTGCTGTGCCAATTCAGATCCTTGATATCGGCGTGGGAAATATTTGCCGGTATGCATTGAATCCGAAAGTCCGTGGGAACTCTCTTGAGTATGGCATTGATCGCATTGCTCCGGTCGATACCGGCTGCGGTGAGTCCCACAATGGATGCGATGAAGGCGGCGATGCCTTCTTCTCGACAGTGGTGTCCGTTCTCCGACATAAGTCCGAGGACATCTTCCAATGAACTTTTCATCGACAGGTTGTTCAACATTTCTTACCTCCTTTGGTATAGCGTTGCGGAGGGTAACCCTCCCACGGTAGCACGATCTCTCGTGCTACCTAGGCAATGTTACCCTTTGTTACACACCCTCCGAATTTCTCGTGTCCAGAGAACGGAATCTCTTAAGGGTGCTTTGCTTATTCGAAGTAAAACCTCTCCTGTTTGCGGGTCGAATACAGTAAGTGAGGGGTTTCCGCCACTTGGGTTGCCTTGTTTGTACCATACATAAACGTATCGGTTTTCGCCGAAGAATGTGCCTGGTATATCGAACGCAGGTCTGTCACCCCAACCAATGTTTTCTACGGTTGCTTCTTCGAAATCCCAAATGATGTCAGGGAAGGCCCTTACGAGGTTCTTTCTGCGGGTTTCCGATAGTATCGGATTGGCATAACTACTCCTGATATCATCCCGTTTAGGGATGTACTCTCGCCAAGTGTGCCAGTGGTCACGATTATCACCGTAACCCACATAATTCCCACTCGGTTTTGCCTTGGCTTGAATTTTCTCGCCACAGAATTGGCAGATGTACGTGTTCATGTTTCCTCCTTACCAACCATGGTGTTTCTGCGGAAATGCCTCCAACATCAGTTCTTTGTATTCGGGCGAATCATACCGGATGTTATCCCGAAAGAACTTGAAGGCACCGGGGTCGAGTTCTTTGCCATAAATGTCGAACGGCGCATCGGTACATATTTCCATGACCTCATCTCGGGTGCATGTGCTTCCCTCACCCGCGTCTTCTTTGCACCGAAGAACGTCATCGCCAATGCTGTCCCAGACCCGGTTTAGCAGAATTGCCAACCGTCTCTTCATGTTCTCATTCAATGGAACCACCTCCCCCTGTCGTTACCGCTGCTAATTCCAGATTAAGGTCAATGGAAATGTCCTCGATCTCTCTAATGAATTCCTCATAGGAAATGTTGGATTTTTGAAAGGCATCCATGGCTTTGTATATATTGTAGCGGAGTTGGGTTATGTTGCTTACGAAACGGGTTGCTTTCTGTTTTTCCCGGTACTTCTTTTCTGCCAGGATAACCAATTGGCCGATGTCAGCGGCATTGGTTATTGGTATTCTCAGCGTTAGCAGACCTTGGTTGGCATTTAATTTACACATGGAGGAGACTGTTTCGATTTTGACGAAGTGCTCCGGTGTCGATGTGTCGAGGAACACCTCTGTGAGGCCACACTTTCCGATTTTCTCGTTTTCTCCCATTTCTTACCTCCTTTGCTAAGGGTTTTTATTTGAGGCTAAGCCTCCGAGTGGGCACAAACCCAACGGCTCATGCCCACTGAGCGGATCAGCCTAAGCGGCATCCAGATACTTCGACAGGAACCTCGTCACCGCCGGTTCCTTCTTTGCGCGGACCAACTCGGACTCCAATTCGTGTGTCATAAATTGGGTGAAGACCCCGTACAGCCTCCAGCCATTCACTTGACCCTCGTTTATCCACTGCTCCAGGGTTTCGCTCGTGCCGGCTTCCGGCAACGCGAGAATTTCCGACAGATGTTTCGGGCCGAAGGGCATTTTCTCGTCCTCGAGCATGTCGTGAACCACCTGTCCGGGGAGCATTGCATCCGCCCACTTGTTCCATTGAGCGTTCTGCTCCACGTAGGACTCCATGCCCTGTGTGATGTAAGCGGCCTCTTCTTCGACCGAGAGGTTCAGCCGATGTTTTTTCGACCTTCCCTCCATGATCTTGAAAGCGATCAGTCCGTTCGAGCAGACCAGTTCGTGGGCACCGAACTCCGAGCCGTACTCCCAGCCCTTGTCATAGGAACTGCGGGCACGTACTTCCGGCTGCACGTCTTTTTCGATGCCAGTTTTCGTGCCTTTGACCTTGAATCCAGATTCTGGGAATCTCACCCGAAAGTTCAGCTTCGCACCGTTCGCCGGCAGTGAGATGGTATACAGCGGGTCACCGAACCGATTGTCCATCGACTCTATCGTGTCCATGATGTGTTGAATAACCACCTCGTGCGGCACCAGCAGGTACTGACTCGATACGTGAGCCACCGGAGTGAGAACGTCACCGTCCTCTTCGTGATGCGCCATGGTAACGATACTCGTGTCCTCCCATAATACCTTGCGCGGCCCGCGGCCGAAGAATACCGGCTCCAGAGATACATTCGGAAACGGTATTTCCGGGAATTTCTCACGAACCGCTGCGATCACGTCCTGCTGCTTCTCCCAGTCCATGAAAACTTCATTCTCCACCATTTCTTACCTCCTTTGGTATAGCGTTGCGGAGGGTAACCCTCCCACGAGGGCACAAACCGAAGCTCATGCCCTCTCAGTAGACCTACCCTACTTCAAAGCTGCTTCCGACCTTCTCGACTTTCCAGCCGAAAGACTCCCACCTCTTGTAGGTCGGGCGCCACATCTTGCCCTCAATTCCATGTCCGATGTGCGTGAGTTCTATCTTGTGGAACGTCCTGCACCCGTCATCCGATAGGGAAAACGAAATCTCCGTGGCCGCTTCAGATGATCGCGGCCAGCATGAATCGTACCGAAGCATATCCACAGGAAAATGCGTCCGGCCGGTCACTATGAACATAATTGCCCATTCCTTAGCCATCATTCCTCCTTTCGATGTCCTCGATGTCGATTACGAAGCCAACCAGAACGGTGTGATCTGTGTTTTCCCGAACGTGCAGTTTCGCCGCACCTTCCGCGAATATGCCGTTCGGGCATCGTTCCAGTTCTTTCCCGCACGTCTGGCACTTCGCCACCCAGACCAACCCTTTTTCTGCCATTTCTTACCTCCTTTGTTTTGTGTCACGTCCAGTACGCAACACCCACCGTGTGGCAGGACCCCGAGAAAAGGTCCTGCCACCTAGGAGATGTTACCTACGCAATCTGTCTGATCGCGTCGCCGTTTCCACCTGCGACGGGCCTGCTGATCCGGGCCTTGTTGCCGTCGTGCTCGCCGTGCGCGCGGGCCTGGTAAGAACCTTTTGAGCGATACTTGCTGACCCGAGCATTTGGGTACAGCTCCTTGGCTTTAGTACTGACAGCACCTTTCTTGACTACCATCAGCGCCATCGTGTCTGCCGGAATGTATTCCTGCATCTTGACGTACACCGCCTTCATCCTGTTTTTGATCGTGTCGATGCAGCCGAGAGCATACGCTTCCTGGTCACGTTTCAGCCGGTAGTTGACTTCCGCCTTGCGGCCAATCCAGCGCCGCAAGTAGATGAAGAAGTGAACCACTAAGGCCAAATCGTCATCATGCCCGATGAACGAGATCGCATCCTTTTTGCCGAATTCGTCCTTCTGCCACTTGGGATATTTGTGCCCGACCGCTTCGCAGTCGAATATTTCGCACAGCATCAGGGCCATTGTTCCTTCCCACCGATCTACGGATCCACCGGCACCGTCCACGTTGACTTCGTGAATGTGCTCCTCAATCGTCCCGTCCGACGCCTCGACATCGATTACTGAGATGTTGTGCGCCGCCATCAGTTTCGCTGCCTTTTCCATCGCAAGCTCCGCCTCGTGGGGATTGGGACTTTCACCGAGAGCCATCAGTTTCTTGATCTTGTCGATCAATTTTTCCTTGCCCATTTCTTACCTCCTTAAGTTAAAGTGTTTACCCAGTGGAGTGCAAACTCCCACGGTGGCACCGACCTGAGCCAGTGCCACCTAGGCAGATTACACTACGCCGCCTTCTTGTCTTTCTTGTCGTCCTCGGGCTTGCTGACCGTCGGTTCTTCACCCTCACGCAAGATTTGAATCCTGCCGTTCGGGCCGCGGTGCTCGATCAAACCCTGTTCCCGGATCAAGTGCCTGTAGTGAGAAGTGACCCGAGCCTTCGACAGTTCCAGATTCGACATGATTTCTGCGATGCTCATGCCAGCCCGAAACGCATCATCCAGCGCAGCCGCCTGAGTGTTGGGCCTGTGACCGTAGACACTCAGATTTTTCCCGCCGGTTCCCTTCGCGGGGCCTTTCTTGCCCTTCGGTTTCGGGGCAATCGCCTTCGCAGCGGCCGTCGCAGCCTTGCACGCGGCGTGCATCTCGGCTTCCTCCGACGAGCATTCCGTGCAGAATTTGCTCGTCGGATCAAAGGTTCCGAACACATCGCAGGTTGCCGTTGCCGGATCGAACTTCGGGGTGCTGTCGGCATCCCCTTTTTTCTCGTCGGAAATTTTCTCGGGGACAGCCTTTTTCGCTTCGGTCTTCTCGACCTTGCCCTTGCCCTTGCCGGTGTTTTTGCCTTTCTTCGCCATTTCTTACCTCCTTAGGTAAATAGGGTTGTTTGGAGGGACATCCTCCTTCGAAGGCACCGACCCTCGCCGATGCCTTCTGAGCAGCATGTCCTACCGCTTACTTTTCCGAATCACGTAGAGATTGTGAACCGGATACTCGTGTGCCTCCAAGTCGGGTCCGATTTCGTTCAACACGTCCACTTCGAAATCATCCATCATGTGATAGAGCAGCAGATTGAACTGCTCACCGTCCAGGACCCGCATAGAATCCTTCATCGTCATGAAACCCTGTTTCACGCAGAACCTCTTGCAGATGTTGAGATCCCACGCCACGCAAGGTGCCGTGAAGTCGATTTTCACCTCGATCGGTTCTAGCGCCGGCCCTTTGACGATCTTGTGTGCCACGCCGTCCAGCACGAGAACATCACCGATGTCCGCCCTGTGAATGATCACTTCACGCGGATCGTAGTTACGTCCCGTCATCTTGAGCCATCGGGATATATCCGATTCATCGACGCTTCGCACCAGATCTAAAATCGTCCGATCCGACGGGCGAACCGGTATTGAACTCGCAAATCCGATGTGATAGCCAGACGGGAATCCTAACCGTTCGTCCTGAGCCATGTAAAATTCCAGTTCCATTGTTCTTTTCCTTTCCTATGACCAACCGTTAACCGCTACGCAGCCTCCAGCTGCCGCTTCGTTTCCTTTTCCTTGATCCGGAGTTTCCGACGTGTGAACCGGACTTTTTCGCCGCGTGTCTTCCACTCCCTTTTCCGCTTGGCCATATTTCTCACCTCCTTTCTGAGACTTAATGCCTCCAAGGCGACACCAACACCTCTGCTGATGCCGCCTAAATGACATTAAATCCTAATATTTCTTGTTCCCGAAGCTGACCAGACCGACGAGTGCCGCTCCGATCATCGCCAAAACCGTGAACGTGAAGCCAGCCATCAAAAATGCTACCATGATGGCCAACCAGCTTGTCAGAACGTCCATTTCTCACCTCCTCTGTTCTATTCTGTCCTGCCGAAGACCGTATCGGGGTCCTCTTCAATCGCCCGCTGTCGAGCCTCCGACGACAGACTTTCGCCTGCTACGATTTTAACCAGACGCATTTCCTGCGCCACGCCTGTCATACGACCGAATTGAGATCCGATTGCCGTGCGTTTCCGCACCCGAATCTTAACTACCGCTTGACACAGCGCATCCGCCGCTTCGAGAGCATCCTGCCTTCGCATGTAGTAGTGAAAGCCCGATCGGTACGTTTCAGCCTCCTCAGGGTGATAATTGTCCAAGCAAAGCTCCTCGTCCGTCGAATCGTACCACGCATTGCCGACCTCGTAAGCGTGCCAGAACTCCGACGGATAATCTGCTTCGCCAGTGATGTCGTAGAACTCACCGACGAGTTTTCCGTCCACCCAGTCGAAGACCTTCCAACCGTCGCTCTCAATGTCCGAGAGCAAATCCCATTTCCGAAAGATCGCTTCCATAGTCATTTCTCACCTCCGTTCGTTTGATTTTACTCTCCGTAGATCATTGTTCCTCCTTAAGGAACCCGTCGGACCATCTCTTTCAGAATGTCAGCCGTTAACTTCAAACACCGCCGATTGTTTCCCTCACTGTCTTTATAAGACATCCAGTGAACCTCGTGCAGTGCGTCACCGACCCTAACCCGATGCTTGCGTTTGATCCGGGTTCTTTCAATCCGACCGTCAACACAACGTCTACGAATAACATCCGAAGCCGCTTTCATAGTATCACCTCCTTTCTTGTCAATTTCGTTCCCTGATCTATAAGCTCAAATCCGGTTTAAGCTCATAAAACAGAGAACGAAACCCTAAAGTCTCGTTCTCTGCCGGAGGTAAGAGGTAAGAACCGTATGCACGTTTCGTTGTTTTGCGGATCTGCATACTACACCGGACAGTTTCTACTAATGCAGGCTCATATCTTATGTTATCGGTCTGCACTTCGACTTATCCGGGATCCCCGCCAAGATGTTTTTGATCTGCTGAACCTTAAAACAGCATAGAATCCGGTTTCAGACTTAGTGAACCGTAAAGAACCTAAGTCTTCTGTCTGATAGCGGGTCAGACGATTCTATATTCAGGGGGTCAAGTCTACAAGTAAAGGGGTAATGGTGCTCGATTTACGTGCTCACAGCGATCAACAGGAACAAGAGCGACAACTGATCGGACGGGGTATCGGATCGTGCGTTTCTACTCTGCTTCAAAAAACACGATCTCGCGGTGCTGTCTGTTGCACTACGGAGAGTGAGATGGTAGACTTGATTGTCTCACAACGGCTATGTAATACAGCATGAGCGGTTCATGTGCGCTCACTCACGGTGTTAAACTCAATCAATCGAGTTTAACGAACTAATCATACTACGTATGATTAGGACGAGTCAAGCGGAATCGCAAGGTGCAGAAAAAATAAGAGGTCTGTATGTGGAGGATGACCTTTATGTAGGGTTTCTTGACCGGGAAAGTGGTAGGGGGCAACCGTCTGTTTCCTGGAATTTGTGTTGGATGACCGAGGTTTCTGGCAAGGTTTTCTCGGATTTCTGGTAGGAGGATCAAGGGTTTACGTTGGAGGGCATGGTGGTGTATAGGGGCGGATATCGGGAATCGGAATGCTGCGGAGGTGCTGTTGGTTTTTCTCGGATAGTGTCGGACAGGTGTTCGGGGAAAACTGGTGGGGTTTTTGGTGACGTGTGGTGTTGTGCAGATTGGTAATGGTATTCAACAGTGTTCAACGGTGTTCGTGTGGTATTGACGACTGGCCGGACATCACTGGTTTTTCTCGTGGCAAAAAATTTTCACGAGGTTGGCATCGGAATGCCGTGGTCGGCATGTCGGGTCTGCCGGTGGTTTAATTAAGGAGGTTTTCCTTTCCGGAGGGAAATTTTCCGCGCTTTCGGTTCACAGACACATTAATAACCGGTTCACCGGCCCACTTGAAGGAAGGCACCCCGGTTAATAACCGGTTTTATCCAGGGCAGTCCCGTGTACAGACCGGACGTTAAAACGAGGCACGGAGCACTCTGTCTCTTGTAGGAGGGGAAAATACGATCTCTGTTACTATTAGGATACCTCAAGGACACGCGCTAATACCGCGGAGAATCGATCGGAAACGTGTAGGGCATGTCTGTGTATTAGTTAGGCCCGTGGTACGGGCAAATGTCGGGTTAAACCGATAAAGTAACCGGATTGTATTAGGGTCTGCGGAATGCAATCGGTTATCCATTGGGATGAGCATTGGAAATATCTCCGGTTAATAACCGGTTCGCCACACCCACCCGAATATACACACTCCGGTTTAAAACCGGTTCTATGTAGGGAGTTAAGAACCGGTTTAGAACCGGTTCTATGTAGGGCATTAGCCATGGGTGAGAACCCTACCAGTGGTACGGGCGCCCGGATAGAAACCGGTTGACACATCCGGTTTAAAACCGGTTCTATGTAGGGTAGTCAATCCGGTTAATAACCGGTCGGCCCTCCGGCCCCGTGGTACGGGCATATGCCGGATAGCCAACCAGTGTCTCACCCCGACCGATACATGTCTCGATACGCTGAGACACTTGAGTACTTTTTACTCAGGCAACGGTTGCAACAAAAAAGTGTCTCATGTCTCATTATGAGACAAGTGTCTCACTTGACTGTCTATTTTGTGCAATGCAGAAAAGCGATATAAGTCTTTATGCGTACAATTTGAGAAAGTCAAAAATAGTCGAGAAAGTACGTAGAAAAAACGATTGACAATTTTTGTCAATACTGACAATTTTTGTCAAGTAGTTGAAATGATTAGAAAAAGTCAGCTTTTTGCTACGAAAACAGCAAAATAGTGACAAAAATTGTCACTACTGTATTGTTGCTTACTCTTTAAACGTTTATTTTGTTTCACAAAAACGTGTTTTTGATATGTTTTTAATTTATTTTTATATAGGGTTATGTAATGAAAACAAGTACTTGTAAAAAAGTGCGTTTTTTTGTGCATACTTTTTGCAGTGTTTCGCGTGTACATACTCGACTATCATCGAAACGCGCAATCACGCGCAAAGCGATAAATCGCGCAATTTGCTCTTTGAAAATCAAATCAGACAAGTCAAGCGATACTTTCACTTGTATTGACTTCAATTACGCGCAATTATGCGCGAGAAAGTGAAAGTATCATGAAAAAACTTACAAGCATTAGAGAACTAACACAGCAATCACGCGAGCATAGCTTTCGAAGCAGTGTCAATGCGCAAAAACATCGCATTGCATGTCAAGCAGATATGATTGACAACTGTCTCGCTGATATTTGCACGATACAACAAATTGTTGACTTGTGCGAAGTGTCAGAAACGCGCGTTAAATCACATGTGCGTCACATGATCAAACGAAACGCGCTTGTCATGTTAAGCGATAGCAGCATTACGCTCGAATGTGCGCTTGAAGAGCACGAAGCACGCAACAAAACGCGAAGCGCATATAGAGCAAAGCATAAGTTAACAGCTAAGCAGAGCAAAGCGTTGACAAAGCGCATTCAAAACGAAGTCAAGAAAGTGTTCGATAACATCGCGCAGAACAAAAAAGCGCAGAACAAAAAAGCGCAGAGCAAAGAACAAAAAAGCGCTTAGACAAAGCGCTGATTGATTGAAAACAGAAAGTATCGCTTGACTGCAACAAGTAGCACTAAGCGCACATGTCAAAAGCATGTGCGCTTTTTTATTGCGCTGTTTATGCTGCACTGCAACATGTATCACATGCATGGTGTCTCATGCATGAGACACGAGACACTTTGACATCAAATGTTGCAAACGCCCCCTCGATGAAACAAATGCAACGAATCTCATAGCGCATGTGGGCTACCGACCATAAAATTTTCACCCAATTTTCACCAGTTTTGCTCCCAGAGAACCTTTGCACACGTAAGTTTTCATCCAGTATATTTTCAATTAATTAAATGTATTCCATACCCAATAACCCACAGAAAAAGGGCCTTCCTCAGCCCCTTTCCCAATACCCCTCTACTAATACACCTATTTAGGTAGGATCATCATCTCCTTAGCCACGATCACGCATCTATGGTATTGAGTTCCAATGCACACCCTATCCCGTAACACCGTCTTCTTCGTACTCTTAACAGTGAAGAACCCTTGCAATCCCATTCTTATTTCATCCCTTCTTCTTCTGCCTCCATAACAGCACCAAATAAGCTCTTCAAATCTACAGAGTACTGTTTTCCGCTCCTTTCACTTAGAATCTGAAGACCTATAGGTAGAACATTGTGAATACAGCCTCTCTTTTCACCAGTTTCTTTGTCAGTAAAATTTGCCTCTCCCATGGTCATTTGCAAGAACTTTTCTTCTCCATTAGGATCATAAATGGTCTTTATTTCAACCTCTACTTTCATTTCCGCTCCTCCTTTCTTTTTTCTATCTAAGCTACTTCAAACTCCAACCATCTGCCTGCCGTGAACCCCTTCACCGCCGAACCCTCTCCGTACAAAATAAGATCACCATTATCGTTCACACTCCATCAATATCGTAAAAATACCCGAATAACCCCATGGCACTGTTATTGAATACTTTCCACCCCTCTTGCTGCACACCTGGCTTATCCTGATCACACCATGAATTAATCACATCCAAGCACATACTACTCCTCCTTCACTTCAGTTTAGAATTAATCCTGAGACCTATGCCCTTCCTGTTGCACCTGAGAACTTTCATAACAGAGAATGGTGGATAGGACGGGGCAGGAACTCTTGGTTTCATGTCGAGGAACAACCCTTCCCTGAGAATCATCTGGGCCTTGCGTTGGTTTTCCAGGATAGCGTTCCACACCTCATCAGAGAGCGCCTTCGCTTCTTCCCTATACGTATCCCTGAAGTAGCGGAGTTGAGCATCACTTGAGGTGTCATTAGGGTCATACTCTGTCATTGCTGTTCCATCAGTGACATAAAGCATCCCTGCTATCATCTATCCCTCCGGTCTTGAATCGAAGTCGATGTCGAGCAGGCAGGCGAACATCAATCCCGACGGTTTTCCGTTTTCGTAAGTGAGGATCACGACCTTGTTGTGATGAAGTCCCCTCTCTGTGTTGAAGCAGGTTATCTCCTGCACCTGATCAATATCCACGATGTATTCTTTGCCGATCGGGGCGTGTTCTCTCATCTCCACTAAACCATCATCTGATTCTCGCCTGATTAGATTCGCTTTTCTCAATCGCATGGAATTCCTTCCTCCTTCATGACCTTCGTGATGTGGTTTTTGATGACTTTCGGATCGACTTCACCCCAATCCGCCCTGTTCTTCATCGATTTGTAATACTTCTGCAGGAGGATGGAGCGTTCTTTTGGCAACCCTCCCAGTGATCCGAGATTGTTGATATAATCCTTTTCCATTCGTGTTACCCAGACTTTCAGCTTGTTCATTGAGTGTATCCTTTCTTTATACGAAGTTGAGCGGTGGCTGTGGGATTTTCTTCTTTTGCGGTCTCCACATGTGGAGACAATTAGGGCAGTGGTTGATGTGCCTGTTCTTGGGTGGATGTAATTGCATGACACACTCATCCTCTCTAAAGAACAAGCCTTTAACCCAACACATGTCTTCCCAGGTGGGCATTTGGCCTTCATCTTTAGATACGGAAACATGGTCCCATTTGCCACCATCAGATGCAATGACCCGCAAACCACGTTCGCCAAATATAAACAGCCCGTTATTTCCATATGTGCTGTCCGATCTCATCGGGCCTACTGTGACCCGTGCCTCCTCTACTTTGTCAAGCACTCTTTGTCTCATTTGAGTGTGTCCTTTCATAAAATCAGTGTCTACGTATCAACTTGCGCTTTTGTGAGCGTGAGCGCGGTATTAGAACGCGAGATTTAGGTGTTTCATCGATGTTCAAGATCAGTTTGACGAGTTTTTCGATTTGAATAGTAGGGTATACCACGCAAGGGCACATCATTTTGTGCCCTTCACCCTTTATTAAGGTCAAACAGTTGCAATCTTCACCAAGGAATTCTAAGACCATGAAAGGGCATTTGCGCTTGCTTGGAGAGGTGTTATACCATGTTTTGATGCAGTTTTTCTCTGTTTTGGTGGGGTTTCGAGCAAGTTCAAGGTCTTCGCACCGCTTGAATAGTGCCATTTAGTCCTCCATTAAGCGTGTACGGACACTTTCCAGGGAGATTTTCATATCCTTTGCCATGAGTTCTATGAGTTTTGACAGGGTTTCTTCACTGCACTCACCCTTTTTCACTTTTTGGATCATGGAATCGATTAAATCCATCATTGTGTGTACGCCCCAGTAAAACGAATACTCCATTGACAGGGTGAGTTCTTTGATATTGACCGCCTTGATGTCACCATCAAGAAGATCGTTGTGTTCCGAACGGAATTTGTTCCAGGCAATGTTAATCGGTCTGTAATCCATGTGATCTGTTTCCTTTCTTTGTTGACTTGTTAACCATTTTGTGTTACGCTTGCATAATAAGTACTATAAAATATTACGGAAATCAAGAGAAAAGTGAGGTGAAAACGTGGCTCTAAAAGATTATCCGAATCTGCGTGCTTCATTAGGACAGAGGGTGGCGAGCAACCTCTCCAGAACGCTGAACATCAGAAAAGGGATCGTCAGAAGGCGCAAAAACGACAACAGTGGGGACGATCAACCCATGGCTTTCGTCATGTTCGCTTGGGACGCCTGTGACCCATGCCGGCACCATGATTGTCCTCTGATCCATATTTGTGATCCACCTGATAATACCGATTTGTGCATCGTGCAGAAGAAATACCTGAGAGGAGTTGCGTTAGCTATCGGTGAAAGTTATATCGACCAGATGATTGAAGACCAAACGTTGAGTTTTAGAATTGGATCGGAGTTGTTCCCGCTTTACAAGATGCTCGTGAAACTGAAAATGGCGGAACTGACCGTTCTCGATCCTGTAATCGACGGGTTGAAAGTAGGGCCTCGAGTTCACCCTGTATTCAAAGAGATTAGGGAGACCATCTCCACAATTGACAGAACGTATGCGAAACTTGGAATAAAGAAGGTCAACAACCCTAACTTTCCTTTGAAGTCTTCCAGTAGTGATTACTACAGCAAGATGGAACAGGAAGAGTGGGGAAAGGATTAAAACATGCCTCCGTTGTTCAAACGCCCTCTCTCTGAAAAGAAGAAACCTGTCGATAAGAAGAAAATACCTAAAAAGAAAAAAGAAAAACTCGTATCGTACAGAAGTGGCGGTGAGGGTATGATTAGGTGGTGTGAGGACAACGTGTGTGTTCCCATCTATCCACCTGGTAGTGTTATTCCTGTTTGGACTTTATTGGGTGAGTTGCCCAGTGAACCAAATCCAACAACGGGGAAATCGTATAAAGGGATTTGGGAAGCGCAAAAAGAAATACTTCGAGAAGCATTGAAAATGGATGAGAATGGTAGATTCATCCACAGGCTTATCATTTTTTGTTGGCAACGCGGTGAAGGCAAATCACTCGTTGCTTGTTTTATTCAGTTGTGGAAATACTTCTGTTGGCCACGCCAGCAAATCATGTTGGGTGCCAACTCGAAAGACCAGGTCAAGTTTGTCCATTACGATATTATGCGGGATATTATAGTGAACTCGCCTAAATTGCTTTATGCTATAGGCGGAAAAGTGAATGTTCGGGAAAAAGAAATTAGGATGAAGGATAGTGATGGTAACATTCGCAGTATTATTCGTTCTATTAGTTCTTTTTCTGGTATCGTGTCGAATATTACAGGGTACACTTTCTCCGAAATCTTTGATATGAAAAATCCCAGGTTTTTTGTTCAGCTTGATGGATCTATTCGAAATATTCCAAATGCTTTAGGTGTCATCGATAGTACTGTGTCGGATAAAAACCACGTTCTTTACAAACAGTACCAGAATTGGTTGAGAAAAACAACTAGTACCATTTATTTCAGTTATCGATGCAGCAGAACAGGAGATATGGAGGATTATTGGAACCCAAATATGGATCAGGCCCAACTTGACGATTATCGCGCCAAGTTCCCGTTTGGCGAATTTGAGCGATACTTCCTAAATTTGTGGGAAGCGGGTAAGGTTCAGGTGTTCAGTGACGTGATGATTGAGGCCACGAAGTGCATGGGAGTTAAAGGTGAAACACTGTTGGACTACAATACACTAAAGCCTTTAATCGAAAAGAAGTATCAATTAAAAGGTGCGGCTGCTGATTTTATGAATCGAAGTAACCCAGCTGCTGCTGAAAACTGTTATTCCAGAATTGTTGAGATTGACGAAAAGATAGTTCCTGTTTCTAATTATTATAGTTTAGGAACATTAACAGGAACACAATTTATGCCTGTTGAGATGCTAAACAATTTGGGGGACATGTTCGAAACTGATTGGGCAGTGTTGTCAGGCCTTGATATGGCTGACCCAATGGCTGTTTCAGGTAGGGCCCGTACGATTATGACACTTTTGGCGAAAGGTTTAGTCGGGAGTAGAGACCTGCGCCGTTTGCTGTCTTTAGAAGCCGCACCAAAGTACATTTACTTCTTACTTTATGCCGCGCACATTGAAGGGGATTCAGTAGACAAAATTAAAGACTTGCTTGAGGAGGGTGTAGACGAGTACAGTGGGATAGACGTGCTTTGTGCTGAACGTTATGGTACTTGGGATATGTCAGCATGGTGCGAAGAACACGCCATTCGTTTTGAGCCCATATTTCCCACGTATGATCGACAACGGGATGCTTTTAAGGAATTATATTCAGTTGTGAAAGAGAGCAGGCTAAAACGCCCCCCTGTTCCCATACACGGTGTTAAGAAAGAGGACATCCTCGATGAGGAGTTAGGCGTTTTCATGCACGACCAAGATAAGAGGTGGTTCGGCAGCCCTGAGAAAAAAGAGAAGTATGGAGTGCAAGATGATTTTGTTTACTCTTTAGGTTGGTGCATGTTTGGTGGCAGAAACCTTTCTATAGACGATTTTAGACCGAGGTCTTCTAATACGAGTTTCGGTTATTTTATAGAAAATAAAGCACTCCATGGGGTGTATTGAGTAGTTGGACATTTTTTCCTTGACATTTAGTTTACCAACCGTTTATGATGAATCCGACATGTTTTACTTTACGTTTGAGAGGGTCAAAAATTGAAATGAAGTAAAGAAGGTACACTGCAAATGGATATCGAAACACGACTCAAGGCCTTGGAGAGCGTGCCTGACGACGCATTACAGGCCTTGTCCTTTTCTGTCCCGTGGCAATATAACCCATATGAAGGCACGTATGAAGACCCTGATGGGTTTGATTCTCACCTTTCCCCTTCTGGTAAAACAGAGACACATCGGACGAGAACTGATCTTCAACAAATCTGTTGGGACAAGTTTAGTTATAACCCGCAAGTTAATACCGCAGTCCGTGGTTTGCAGGGCAGACTTACGGGTTTGGGGTTCGAGACGACATCAGGCATACTCGAACTTCAGAAGGTGATCGATGAAATCGAGCTTGACTATCGAAATAGATTGTACACTTTTTGGCCTAAGTATGTGGGTAGGGCAGAAGTAGAAGGTGAGTTGTTCCTTCTTTTAACTTTGCATACAAATGGATTCATTGAAGTTGATTTTATTGATCCGTCTACCGTACAAGGCGGCGGGGACGACGATACCGGCATTATATTTCACTCCTCGAAAACCACGATGCCTCTGTTCTATAATATTGTTAGGGATGTAAATGATAGAATGGGGATGGGTACGACATTTGACGAACAGGTGCCCAGTATCTACATCGCAAGAGATCCTTCTTTAGTTGAAGACGCCAGGAAACATAAAGACTACTTGAAAAAGGCGCAGAAAGCGTCCATTAGTAGAAAGAAGGCATATCGAAAGTTGAATGGTTACTTCCGGTTTGTTGTTTCTTGGGATCGTGGTTTGATTACCCACCGTGCGGTGTCCCATTTAAAAACTGTTATTGAATGGTGTAATTACTACGAACAATTGAAGAAGTACGAAATCGATCACAAGAAATCGAGTGGGGCCTACCTTTGGATTTTCACAATTACGGATGCCAGAGCCTTCAAGTTATGGTTGGGATTGACCGATGAAGAACGAAGAAAAACAGGAATCCTTGCCAAGAAAACCCCAGGTGGTTCCCTTGTGCTTCCGCCGGGCATGGAAGTAGAAGTCAAAAATCCTTCCTTATCCTCTATCAAAGAACAGGATACGGATATTCTTGATATGGTAGGCAGTGGTTTGAATGAAGAAGAATCTGCCATGATGGGGAAATCTCGTAGTACATACGCCTCGGCTAAAGCCAGTCGGGGTCCTATGAGTGATCGTGTTTCTGATGAAATTGCTTGGTTTGGTCGTTTCCTGCAATATGATTTTTGGGGTTCTATCTTCTTTTTGAAGACTGTAATGGGTAAACTGCCAAGTTATTTCAATATTGAGGAGTGCATTGGGTACGACAGCAAGCGCAAAAAAGACGGAACCTACGAACACACACCAAATTGGGGTACGCGCCGTTACATTCCCGAACAACTTATCGATATCTCGTTTCCCATTTCAGAAACCCTTGATTATGAAGGTCGTGCTCGCGGTATGCTTGGTGTCAAGCATGGGCCCATTAGCGAGACTTTAGGCGTTCCTGTCGAGGACGTTTCAAAGAGAATGGGATTTGGTGGCTATAAGCGTGCTCGTTTGAAAAAGGAAACGGAAGATAGGAACTTTCCGAAACTTGCTTATAGTGTAGATGCGGAGTCATTACAAGAGAGGATGGAAGGCGAACCTAAAAAAGAGGGTAACAAGGAGACAAAAAATGAGTAAAATAGCCGCCTCGATGATCGAATTGTTGCTAATGATGCTGTCCAAAGACGTCCTGAAAAAGTGTGTGGACACGATGCTGGATATTGTGGAGGACGCCACCGTAAAAACGGAAAATAAGGTGGATGATGCCCTAATCCTCCCGTTGTGCGAGCGAATCAGGGAAACTTTCAACGTTCCCGACGACGACTGAGAATAATCGAGAACCCCGCTCAGCGGAGAAGGGAAACAAAAGTGTTACCAGCATTTTTGAAAAGGAAAGTAATCGAGGTAAAGTCGGCCCCAGCAGAAACCTGCACTCTCGCCGAAGTCGAATTGAACAATCTAAAAGTGGTAGACAGGAGGCTTGACTTTGCGGAGTTTGTTACCCCGACCGATGACCCATCTATCATTCTACTTGATTCTGAAGTGGGTCATATCGTTTCCTATGGCTTATACAGATCAGAAGGTGAAATATCCGTTGCCCGAACCACTTTTACAAAAGGATCACATTTCCCTAACCATACCCACGATCAGTGCGAAGTCTTTGTTATCTACAAAGGCTATTTAGAAGTAACGGTGGAAGGAAAGCGGGTAGACAAAAAAGGGAGAAGGATTTATTACGTGATGCCGGGACAAAAGCACGAAGTCACTGCCACTGAAGACACGAAAGTAATTGTTATTACGATTCCACATTCTGAGGAGTTCCCGATACCACGGAGTTGAAGCCATGGGGGATAAGGATGGTATACGTGAAATGTTAGAGTTGACCAGGGAATGGAGACGAGGGGTTATATCAACGTTAGACGCCCACTCTAATTGTCAGAAAGACGTTGATGAACGTATCCATAAACTTGAAACAGCTCTGGCCGTTTTACAGGAAAGGGCGAATGTAAACAAAAATACTTCGGAAGGTTTGAAAAATAATTTTTGGAAAGTTGTTGGGTATGGGGTTGCTTTCGCACTCGGCTTGCTGTCTTGGCTTATCAGAGAGAAGTTGAGTGGATCATAAAGTTTACTCATAGAGGAGAAGTAAACGAAATGGCAGACGTGAAGGCATTGACATCAGAGCAGATCGAGTGGTTGAAGTACAAAGCAGACAAACGAGCGGAGATTTGGAAGTCTTTCTTCGATTGGTTAGACGACAAAACCCAATTGATTCTGTTATTGGGTATTGCCGTTTACCTCCTGGTTACCTATGGTCAGAGCATGAAAGGGGTTGACACGATAATCGGAATGTGCATATCTGGTATGCTAGGAACGGTAACTGGGTACAGTGTTGCAAAGCTGAACGATAAACAGTAAGGTATTAATTTATCATGCCTTGGTCTGTTAAAGATGTAGATAAGCACAAGAAGGGCTTAACGTCGGCGCAGAAGAAAAAGTGGGTAAGCGTTGCGAATGGTGTTTACAAGGAGTGTATGAAAACAGGATCGGATAAAACGTGCGCCGCAAGGGCTATTCGCGTAGCGAACTCCAAATTCAGCGAGGAAGGAGAAATGACTATCAAAGAACTCCCGAAAGGTGCTCTGCGTTTTGTTGACACAGGACACGATTGCTCTGCTTACGCTTTTGCGGAAGAAGGAAAGAAGCCGAAGTTGAGAATGAAGGCGTATTCGGGCAAACAGATTTCAGATCATTGGTATTGGGGCAACCTCGCATTGGATACGAAGGGAATGAAACTTGCGAGCAATAAAACCCCGATTCTCGAAGATCACATGACATCGAAAAAGATTGCCTTCACCACCGGAGTTTCTGTGGAGGACTTTGCTGTAGTCATTGATCCTGAAAAAACTTCCTTTGTCGATACGGAGTGTAGTAAGGAGTTCCAAAAGTTGTCGGCAGAGGGATTTCCGTATCAGTGTAGTGTTGCGGGGAAGCCTTCGGTCGTTGAATGGGTAGAAAAGGGTTCCAGCGTTGACGTTAATGGTTTCAGTCTTAAGGGTCCTGGCGCCGTGTGGAGGCAGTGGGAACTGAAAGAAGCCAGCGTCTGCGTATTTGGTTGGGACAGCAAGACTTCCGCCTCAGCCTTTTCAAGAGAGGAGACCGAAGAAGTCGAACTCACAGAGATAAAAGAGGAAGGAGGTGATCCAGACACATCTGATCAGCTGGCAGAAGAAGTAACTGAAACCGAAGAGGAGGTGATAATCGTGGATAAGGAGCAATTCAAGAAAGAGTACCCGGAAGTCTACAAAGCCGTGGTGGATGAAGTGACCGAAAACCTGAATCAGACTTTCTCCGAAGAGAGGGAGAATCTGGAGGGGAAGATCACCATTCTCACCCAGTCACTGGACGACAACAAGGCCCGTGTTCTAGCTTTGGAGAAGGACAACGTGCTGGCGAGAGAGAAGGCGTTCCGGGCCGAAGCCGACACGATTTGGGCTGCGAAACTGTCGGAGAGCAACGTTTCCGAGCGTCTGTACGACAAGATCGTGCAGCAGGTTACGCATGACAAGTTCGTGGAGGACAACATTTTCAACGTGGATGCCTTTACGGAAGCGGTGGATGCGGAAATCAAGGACTGGGAAGACCGCGGCGCGACTTCTAACGTTCTTGGGATGTCCACCAAGGCTCACGATGAAAATGGCAAAGAAGCGGAAAGGCGCACCCGTCTCTCCGAGGAAAACAAAAACATCACCAATGATCTGCTGAAGAGAGCGGGTCAGAAGGTAGAATAGATTCGAAGGGAGGTGAGAAAGTATGCCTGATACTCCGACAATTATCAGAGGCGTCCAGACCGATTACAAACATCTGTACTATTCGGAAGAACTGGCCGCTCTCCGGGTTCCCGTCACTCTGCAGGCAGGTTACGGGGTTCTCAAAGCAGGTACGATTCTTGCAAAGAACCTTAGCAATCTGACCACTGGCGGGAAAGACCAGTTGGTCCCCTACAACCCGACTTCTTTCACGGGTACGGAGGATCACCCAGGTCGTGCTTATCTGGTGGCTGACAGTGGGACCACTGCGTCCACGCTGAAGGTGACGATCAGTGATAGCTATAAATTCAAGGTCGGTGATGATGTCATTATCAATGACAACACGACAACGGCTGAGAATTTGGGCGCCGTTACCGCCATCGATAGAACGACTTACACCAATTACGCCGTCATTACCGTGACGACCGCAACTGGTGGGACCTCGTTCACCACTGCCCGCTTCGCCTATATCGCGGTAGAGGCTGGTGACAGTTCCAACAACTACTCCGACGCCGTTGGCATTCTGGAAAAGAGTGTTGACACGGGCGAAGGGTCAGACGCGGCAGGCGCATTGGCAACTCTCATCCTCGGCAACTGCGTTGTTTACGAGGGGATGTTGACCAATTTTGACTCCGCCGCAAAAACCGACATCAGTGGTACGTCCTTTGGACAGTACCTCTACATTCGATAGAGAGGGGAGGTGAGAGAGTATGCCGAAAGGTAAAGCTGAAATTCCTGAACTGAGATTGGAGGTACTGCAGGATTTTATTACGCAGTTCAAATCCCCTCCGAATCTCATCATGTCCGCAATGTTCAGTACCCGTAACGCGGCGTCCAGCACAATCAAGTGGGAAAGCCAGAAGGGCGGCAGAGGTATGGTTCCGTTCGTTCCGCCAGGCGCCCCCGCTCCGCGCTCCGCTCCGTACGGTATCGCCCAGCACAGCGCAGAGGCGGCTTACTGGAAAGAGAAGAGGTACTTCGATGAAGAGTTCCTCAACAATCTCCGGAAGCCTGGCACCGATGCACAGCATTGGACGGCGATGGACATTCTGGCGGACAACATGGCCGATCTCGTGAACAGATCCAATCGACGGAAAGAGTGGATGTTCTGTCGTATGCTGTTCGAAAACGGGTTCACGTACCAAGTCAAGGGCGGACAGAAAATTGCCCTCGACTACGGTATCCCGTCGGATCATCGCGTCACCCTTGGGTCTTCGTACTACTGGGATACTGGCGGTAGCAAAGACATCATGGGTGACATCAAAACGGCGAAGCGGAAGATTGCAGAGGCAAACGGCAGTGTTCCGAAACTCGCCATTATCAACAGTAACGTTCTGGACATCATGGGGAAGGATACAACCCTCCGTCAGCTCCTCCAGAAGAACTACTTCGGAGATGGGAGTTTGATGGCTTCCTCGGGTATTCACAACCTGGCCTTGGTGAACAAGAACGTTCTGGGTGCCTTGCTCGACCTCGACATCATGGTGTACGACGAGATGTATGAGGTTAAGGCATGGTTGACCGCAAATGTCACGGCAAACAGCTCGACTTGGGTTACTGTGGATGATGCCAGCGACTTCGATGCTGACCAGACCCTGACGATCTGGGACGCTTCGGATGGTAGTTACGAATCCCGTTACATCTTAGCCGTTGACAAGTTCAACAACATGCTTCAAATAGAGTACCCCTTCTCCTCGAGCTACATTTCTGGCGAGGACTATGTGACGATGAAGCGGTACTTTATCCCTGACGACAAGTTCTGCCTGATGGCAACGTCAGTGGACAATCGCCCAATTGCCCGTTACATCCAGGCACCGTTCGGAATTGGTCGTCATTACGGACTGTACACGGACAAGAAGGAAGAGTGGGATCCGGAAGGGGTCTACATCAGAGTGCAGGACAAGGGTCTGCCAGTTCTGTATCAGGTGGATGCAATCTATACCATCGATATTACGGCGACGGCTGCACAAGGTGCGACTTCGACTACCACCACCACTACAACTTCGTCCAGCTCTACTACCACTACCACCGCGTAGTAGGTCAAGAGCATTTTGGGGAGGCAATCGAATGTACGAAAGAGTGTTACTCAAAAAAACGCTACTTTGTGGCGGCAATGTGTATAAAGAAGGTGAGTACGTTCACCCTGATATACCCAAAGACATCCTACAGGAAGTCGCAATGGGCACCGGGGTCGTTGAGATTTTGAAAGAAAGTCCCGATCCCGTGCCCACAATAATCGATTCCCCTTCTCTCGAGGCAATGAAGAAGTCCACGACTTCTTCAGTTGTAAAGAGTAAGAATATTGTAAACAAGGAGGTCACACAGCCGAAGAAAAAAACACCTGTATCTAAATCTAAGTTGGCAACTCCTAAAAAAACGAGTAAACCTAAACTTGTAAAGAGAAGGGCACGGGGATAAAAAGTGGAAAAAAGTAACATGGAAGTGCTGTTACAGGGGGAAATGAAAGGTCTTTCCGACTACCTTGATGTTTCAGATTACGTCAATGCTTGCAATGACGCGAGTAGGGAAACTGGATGGTCGTTTCCTACTTCTTCTGATTTCAGAACGCATTGGATGAAACAACGAGCAAAGCGCCACCTTTTCTTTTATCTCCTGTCTCAGAGTGCCCATAAGTTTAAGTACCAACAGGTTAACCTTCAACAGCGGTTTGACCACTATGAGAGATTGGTCAAGTATATGGACGAGGCATACCTGGCGGCGATGGAGAGCAACCCAGATGAGTGGGCTGGTGTCGAAGCCTTCAGGATATTCGGAACCAAAGTTGATGCAGGGTTTGCCTACGACGAGGTAGGTAAGGATCTAACTTACGATTCGGACCAGTTGGTGGAGTTTCAGCCTAAAGAGGATGATTAATGACCACAATGGGCGAGGACATTAAAGGTTGTGTCCTACAAGAAGCCGGGATTGCTTTTACTATTTTGCGAGATAGCGGGGACGTTACAGGTGAGTACACCTTGCTTGCGGGTAATGCTCAAGTAACGAAACCGTTTATTCGTGAGTTCTTTTTGGAAGGTGTCGTTGCTTACGATTCTGTTTTGGTGAGTGGTGATGTTTTACAGATAAACCAAACAGGTACGAAGTATCTGGTAGCGAACGTTACACCGGATATGCTTTTAAACTCCATCTTTCAAAATAGTATTGTTCTGTACAAAAGCAATCTAACTGTTGATGTTTTGCGCCCGTCTGAAGGTGATTACTCTACACAGACGTATCACCGAGAAACGCATTGGTCATATATTGCCCGAAGCCAGCCTGTGTTGATAACAACGCCTTTGTACGGTCACGATCTTGTTACCGATGAAGAAATTGCCTTACTCAGTATAGAAACCCATGAAATGTACATCCCGACTTCTGTAGGGGTTCAGGTCCTTGATCGAATTCGGGTATCATCAACTGAGTACTACCGCGTTGAATCTGTTAAGCCTAGAAGGTACGAGGGCTTAGATGTCGTTGAATTAGGTGAAGATCAACGACCTACGTCTACAACAACCACGACGACTACATCCACTTCCACGAGTTCCACGACGACCACCACGTCCCCGTAACGTGGTAGCATGTTTAGACTTACCATACGTGTAAGAAACCTCGAGTTTGTTAGAAAGTATCGGAAGATGGGGCGTGCTCTCGATACCTACTCGAAAAACCTGCCTTTTGAACAAGCCGCACAATTTCGTAACCTTGTAATCAGAAACATCGAAATGCAGAAGTATGCCGGTGGTTATAAACCGTATCACGAAGAATACGCAAAGAACAAATTGAGAAAAGTAGGGCACCTGCGCTTTTGGATCTTAACAGGGGACATGCTTGGCAGTATTCTAATGGTGAAAACAGATCGTGGTTGGGTCGTTCGATTTGGGGGATCCTTACACAGCATGAAAGCACACATTCTTGAGTTTGGTGGTGTGTACGCGGGTAGGCTGCACCCTGCACGGCCTGTTTTTGGGCCTACTCGAACTGAGTTTAGGTTGGGTGTAATGAAGAAGAGTTTGAAGAAAGTCGCCAATCGAATTCGGAGCATATGGAGAGCAAAGTGAACACATTAAGTCCAATCGCTTTTGTAGATGCAATTAAGAGAATGGCAAAGCAGTGCAAGGCGAATAATTTAGACAGGTGGAGTATTTCGTGGGGAAAGTTTTCAAATAGTATGAACAAGGAACTGAAACAAAACCAGGAAGCAGCAGGGAATCCTATTTTGCACACCGCATATAGTGATGTTTTCATTTTTTGGCAACAGGTATCGATTACGTTGGATCCAACCAGAAGCAGACACGATAGGAGAAAGGCGTCGAAAATTGCCTTGGGTAAGGAAAAGGAGATCAGGAAAGCCTTCAGATCGCTTTCGAGTGAAAACGTAGTGCATACTGTGTGACAAATACCGCGTTTTCCCTGTCTGGTACCTCGAATTTTAGACTTTTTTCGAAAAGACAAGAATACGTATGCATTTTAAGATTGGGAGTGATTAAACGCTATGGCATTAAATGCAACAGCCAGAGAAGCGAATTATCGAGATAGCATCAAGAAGTTTTTGGTGGACAATTTGAAGACCGTTGAGGGTATTTATCTCACCTTCGACAAAACACTTGCTACTCCCAACATACGCGGACGTGTTGTAAAGCGATGGATAACTGTAGGGTTTGGTTCAATGGCGCGCGGCACTATGTCGGATTCTGTCTTTGAACTTTATTGTTGCACCAGACAAGACAACGAAGGTTTTAAACTCGCTCAATTGGGCGATAAAGTAATGGGGTACCTAACAAACAGTACCAACACAGACGTTCCAGCATACATCCCGTTTTACCAAAGCCACCCCACGCAGGCTTGGACACTATTGGGCGGCATTGTTATACAGAGCATTATTGAATCGGATGAGTATGAGACCGAAGACGAAACTAAAGTGAAACTGTTTACTGTTAGGACACGTTTCGCTAGTGTTGTTTAAGGGGTGAGTATGGGTTTTTATACATGTTCAATTTGCGGCAAGAAGTTGATACGCAGAAAGCACAACGGACTTTGGGTTTTTCGTTTTGGTAGAGGGGGGGATTTTACTCCTGTTGAGATGTTGATATTTGGACACATTAAAATGAGGTGCATACGAAGAAGGTGCAGAAAAGAGAACCCTGACCATTGGAACGAATTTACACTCTTTCCAAAATCTGTGAAAACAATCGGCCAAAAGTCGAATGACAATGAGGATGACTCAAGTGAGTCCGGTGAGTAAAACTGTTTTTATCATTACTAAGAAGGAGGTGATTTTATGACGATCACAGTTACAGGGCCTGTTACGAAAAACACTACCACTGTCGCATTGGGTCTTGCACAAATCAGAATTGGTTTGGCAAGTACCTACATTGGACAGACTCGTGCTATTTTAACGTCTTCAGATAGCATTGGTGCGTTGGCAACTACGAAGTTTACTGGCAACGTTGATTTTTTCAAACTCGAATCTGGATTCCCGCTGATGGAAGACGCCACGTTTCCATTGCGTGAATCTGCTATGATGGAGATTGCGTTCAAAGAGCAGACCCCGAAGAATTGGGCGGTTGCTCGTGGTCTTGATCCTACGGGATACACCGATGACCATCAAGGTGAAATCGGACTTGGTAATATGGCTACCCCTGTGTACCTCAGAATGGAAGCTGTTTATACATTTCCTGATGGCACCAACACTATGACCATCATCTTCCCGAGATGCCAGGCTGTCTCTTCCCAGGAAGCGGACTTTCAAACTGAAGATGTGGTTGCAGTTCCTATTTCTTTGGAAGCCAAACGTGCTGACTCAGACGTTTCGGGCGGTCATGTTATTTGGGACAACTCCCCGATTGGTAAGATCGTGTGGGATGATGCTACTCAAACCACGACGAGTACTACCACGTCAACCACAACTACTACTTCTCCGTAGTAGTTCGTTATGTCAACCTATTAAATTAGGAGTGAATATGCCGGACACAACACACAACAAAATAAATCCGAGGATCACGGTTGTTGAGATTGGCATCCGTGATCTTCGGAAGGTCAAAATCTATCCGTTGTCTGTAGGGCACCAGTTGCAAATGAAAGAAACAGTTGCCGGTATGCTCGAAGGGATGACTGGGCTTAGTGAGAACACCACACCAGAACAGCTTACGAATTTTGTTCTGTCGTTTGTGGAAAATAATATTTCGACACTTCTTTCTTATGTTGTAAATCAAGATGATTTGGTTAAGTGCGGGTATGACAACATAGATGCTCTCTTAATGGATGTGGACAATATTCAGATTACGGAAATCGCTAAGGTTGTTTATGACCGTAATTTTAAAGGGCTAATAAAAAACGTGAAGAGCCTCTTCGAGAAGATGGGATCGGAAGACAAAACGGAGATTCTGGATCAAGTGGAAGAAGAAATAACCAACTTGAAATCGAAGAGGCAGCCGCAATCGTCTGTAGAACGTTCCCAGGCTACAGATTCGAGCACATCTTCAGTAGACGATATTGGGAAGGCGGAGTAACGTTTCCGCAGTTCTTTTACTTGTTTGAGCAATCCCAAAAGATGCAGATGAGTGACTGGAAGTTTCAGGCTGCATTGCAAGGGATCGACATCGATAAAGTGTTGAAAGGCAAAGATCAATCTTCCGAAGAATTGTTTGGTGACCCTGAGAGTTACAAAAACATGTCGGAGGAAGAAAGGAAGGAATTGACTGAAAAAATGAAAAAGAGAGTAGCATCTTTAATGGGACCATCGCTTAAAGGAAAGAAAAGGTAGGCGAAAATGGCCGAAGAAAAAGTAACCCTCGCAACAGAATTTGCCGCACAACTCGATTCCTCTTTCGATAAAATTCTTGTCAGACTCGATAGGGCTTTTGGCAAGCTCGACAAAAGCGTTAAGGGTTTAGATAAAACCTCTGAGAAGATGGAAAGAACGGGCAGGAAGCTAGCCAAGGGCTTGAAAAAGATTGAAGATGCCTCAGCACAGATGAACAAACAGATAGGTAAATCTGGTGCAGGTGTTCGTCGTTTGCTCAATGCGATGAAGGTTACAACAGCATATGGCATCGCCGCAGGTGGCATTTATAGGTTTGTCGGCGCTCTCCAAACTGCTTCTCGTGAAATCGTAGACTTCGATCAGGCACTGAAGAATATACAGGCAATATCAGGTGCAACAGCTAATGAGTTAGCTGGCATGGAAAAAGTTATGATGGACCTTGCCGTAGAGACAAAGTTCTCCACGACTGAAATTGCACAGGGTATGGTCTATCTATCGCAATCAGGTTTGGATGCCTCGGAGTCTTTGCAAGCAATCCGATCTGTTGCCACACTTGCTGCAGGCACTCTAAGTAGTCTCGCTCTCACTTCCGACCTAATTACAACTACCATTCGTGCATTTAATCTTGAGGCTGTTGAATCAGCAAGAATTGCGGATGTTATGGCATCGGCAATCAATGGTTCCAAGTTGACTATAGATAAATTGCGGACAGCATTTAATTACGTGGGTGCTGCTTCTGCACAAGTAGGCCTGTCCCTCGAGCAAACAGGCGCCTCGATGATGGTTCTTGCAAATAATGGTCTTAGAGCGAGTACTATTGGTACAGGTATGAGGCAGGTGCTGTCGCGTTTGATGGCGCCAAGTCGTAAATTGCGTGAAACTTTTGATAACTTCGGCATCAGTTTGAAGTCTGTCAATCCTCGTCTGGTGGGGTTTGAAAAAGCCATTATGAATATGGCAAAAGTGATATGGGACCATGATAAACAAGTAGTAAACATGCAAAAGGCTTACGAGTTGTTTGGTCTCCGTGGTGCTCAGGCTGCTGCTATTATCACAAAGGCTTTTGTTTCGGGTGATTGGGATGCAATGAAGGCCAAGTTGGAAGAGATGGGTTCCGCCGAACGCATGATGGCAATACAGGCGGAGGGTGCTGCCTTCAAGATCAAGAATTTAAGTGACAGGTTAATTGTTTTAGCACAAGTTCTCGCTTCTGGCGGCTTGCTTGACCTTTTTAAAGGTTTAGTTGACACATTGCGGGATTTAACTGACGTTGCCGTTCGTCTTACGAATACCCTAGGAGGTCGAATAGTTATTAACATTACACTATTGACTGCTGCTGCATTTACCTTAGTGAAAGCCGTAACGGTTTTACTTGGTTTGTTTAAATCCTTTGGGCTTGCCCTCCTCAAAATCAATCCAATCATAGCTACCTTGTCTGTTGCTGCTTCTGTTTTAATTGGTGTTTTTAGCAGTTTGTCCGCACAGAAAAAAATCAATCGGGATCAGGCTATTAAGTTGGCTGCAGCCCTTAAAGGCGAACTTGATTCTCTTAGAAAATTTAAGAAAATGTTGGCGGAAACGAAGGAGGGCGGTGAAGAATACAATCGAATTTTGAAACGTCTGATTCAGGCGCACCCAGAACTTGCTGATAAAATAGATGTGTCTAGAGCAAGCCAGGAGCAGTTGAATGAAGTCTTCAGGGAATTTGAAATGTTGAAGACCGCTGAAATGCTGAATAGGGTGACCGAAGCCTATATTGAGCAGGTAGATATTTTAGGTGAAGTTGCTTTAGAGATGCAGGAAGCGAGCAGACAACTGGAAGAATACCAGTATAGGGTTGCTTGGAGAGCAGGCAAAGCAGGCGGTAATTATTTTATCGAGCAAAAAAATATTATAACGGCGGCTAAATATGCCCTTAAAGATTTGATAGAAGGGGAGGAGGGTTATAAGAAAGACGCCGAATCCGCCACGAATAAGTATGTGGAGGCGACGGGCAAGCTGAGAGAGATTGTCGTTGAAACTGCTTCCCAGATGTCCGCACTTGGTTTTGCATCAAAAGATGCGATGTATGAATATCTTAATCAAGCTGTTGTAGCAAAGGCTAAAACAGAGGAGGAGCGCCTTTCGCTTGAGAACTTTGTTTCCTTGGTCGTTGAAAAAGCAACAATGCTAGACCGATTGAAAAAGAGTGCCAGAGAGGTGGGAAGAGTCGTGCCAAAAGGTGAGGGTGCAGGTGAAGGCCCACCAGAGTTGGGCGATTTCAAATCGTATTACGATAAATTGGATGCGATAGGGAAAGCATGGCTGCTTCGTGAGATTCAACGCTTGGAGAAGAGAAAAAAAGCAACACGAAAATTTGCCGAAGAAATGGGGCTGGATGCAGTTGAGACCAACGAGATTTTAGCAGGCCTAAACGCAGAGCTTATGACAAAGGTAGAAAATGAATTTTTCAAGGCCAAAAGGGAGACCATAAAGGATTCGAAAAAATCTCTGATTGAATATCTCAATTGGGAACTTGACCAGTTAGAAGAACACACCGCTTTAAGAGAAAAGCAAGCAAGGACAGATGCTGGTTCTGAAAAAGAATTAATGGATGAACTATTTAGCATCCGCAGAACTGATTTTAATCGCCGTCGTGAATTGATGCATGACCTTTTGCTGTTAAAGGAGGAAAGTCTCAGGGAAGAGGCCGAGGCAGAAAAACGAGCGATTGCTAAAACCAAAACGAGTAGAGTCGAACGAAATTTGGCTTATATTAGGTTAGACAATGCCCTTAAAGCGCGTCTGCTAAAGAATCAAGCTGAGTTCAACGCCGCTATTGCAAAAATGCTCCGAGATTTGAAGACAACTGAACTCGAATATTTAAAATCCCGGATGGATGAGTGGTTGGCAACAGGTAGAATTACCGTTGAAAAGTATTTAGAAATAATGGAACAGTTGAAGAACGAAGGATTGGTGCCCCTACAAGAGTACTTAGATGCTGTAAATCTACACACAGGCAGCATGTTTAATGCTTTTGTGCTTGGCATGCAAAAATCGCTTCGTAACATAAAAACATGGAAACAGGAGTTTGAGAAATTAGGAAGCAGTGTAATTGATGTACTTGCAGATAAGTCCGTGTCTCTTTGGTCTTCGATCATTGATGGTAGTGAAGATGCGACTGAAGCCATTAAGAAGTGGGCAAAGAGTATGCTTGAGTACATATCTCAGGTTATTCTAAAACTTTTAATTCTTAAGGCATTGAAATTTGTGCTTGGAGGAGGAAGTGCTGGCGCTACGTCTGGTTCTGGAGCGGTGGGGGGTGGTGTGGAGTGGGGTCATTCTGGCAGATGGCCAGGTAAGCAGTCACAACAGCGAGTTCGGGATATCAACCCTGAAGTCTTTCGCTTCGCCCCGAAACTACACACAGGGTTAAGGGCGGACGAGATGGCTGCGATCATAAAAAAGAACGAGTACGTTTTGACCCCTCAGCAGATGCGTGATGTGGTGAATAGTAGGCAGGGAGGACTTTCCATTAGTGTGCCCATCTCAATATCTGATGAATCCTCCGCAGACAGATTGAAAAAGAAACTACCACAGGCAATCGAGTCTACAGTATTACGAGTGATGAGACAGCAAATGGTGTAAAATATGGATAAACAGACGCTTGGAAGCTATACGTTTCAGCACAACCCACAAGAAATGACCCCTGTTGAATCTCGTAAACCTGTATCTACGGTTGATACATGGGGAGGTAATGCGATCTTTCAGTGGGATGCTACATTGGTAGGGTTACAGATCGAACTAAAGTGGTACGGCATGCCAGAAGCTATGTTTGATGAACTCCGTGCCATGTACATAACTGACGATACCTACGTTTGGGATCCTCAGTCCAATGGCGAGACTACCTACAACACCGTGATTTTAGAGTTAGAGGGAGAGTATGTAGAGATTGGATTGTGGGAACACGCCGTTAGGAAAGATGTTACAATGACGTTAAGTATAAGGTCAGTAGCATCTGGCACAACCACAACAACGAGTACAACGACGACGACATCAACGACGACAACCACTTCACCTTAAGGGAATGAAATGGCCGTATCTTTAAATCCAACTCTTGCAGCCGCACAAAATCAAATAAACCGTCATCCTATCGTGCAAGTTCGATCACAGAAATTTGCCGATCTTCTCCCCCTTGTCGGTAACGATTTTGGTGTAACGTATGATTCCAAGTTACACCCATCTCTACTTAGTCACAGTAGTGGTAGATTAGGGATGACGTTTTCCGAAACCCGTGAAACCAGTGATTGCTATGGATACTATTGGTACACAGATATAAATCGAGAGCAGTGGACTGAGAAGCTTCTCTATAGTATTGGGGACCTTAATGCTTACCACTGTCATATGGTGGAGATGCCAGATGAATCTGTTGGTTTAGTTATGTGGTTCCCCTCAGGGGGTGCAAATGTTGTTGGTGCATCGTTTGACATTACGGGTTCTTCTTTGCCACTTGGACCGACCGATTGGACTACTGTAGCTTATATGGGAGGTTATGTCATTTCGGCGTCGGCTGCTGTAAACGATGCCGGAACGGCTATAATTGTTTGGTCTATGTGGAATGGATCAACTTCTTCTATTTGGTACAGTACTACGACTGACTTTTCTACTTTTACAGGTGCTATTGACATCACCCCTCCCACTCTCAATACCGACTATCCCATCGATCAGGTAAATATATGCAATATGACAGATGGTAGTATGATATTGGCGTTTGCCCATGGTGATGCAGAGTATGATGGGGAGTACGTATATAATATTTACACCATGACCTCCACTACGAACGGTTTGACGTGGAGTAACTACACCGCTCAGACTTCCTACGATTCGTTGAGAGTTGTCGGGAAACACCCCATCATATCACAGAAAACAGACGGCACCGTAACCCTCACCTATGTACGCTACACGACCTATGAATTTATGAACGGCGGCCAAAGCGGCTGGCCTACAGCTTGCGGGTCTGTAGATGATGTTCGGTACGTGCATTACAACCCGAACAATCAGAGGTTGTATCTTGCGGTGGGTAACACGGGTTCAGGGGCCAAGGGTTACTGTGCCGTTGTAATTGTTGATCCTGCTACCTGGACTATAGAACGCACCTACGATTCAAACAGTGTCCCTGATTTGAGCGCCTTGTTCGCCGCAGCCACATCTTGGTCTAGTTATCATGGTAGTGAGGACTACTATACATTTTTGATGGCCGGTGATCATATAGCATTTATCGATGATCAGGTGGGAACCATCGCGACCTATCACTTCTATGACAATGCAACGTACGGTGTTACGGCAAATATGAGCGGGTTTGAAAACACTCCCGTTGGGTCTACCCATCATCTCTCAGCTATTTACTATGATTCTGTAGAGAGGAAGATTTGGTGTGTTCTAACAGAAACATATGTGTATAGGGGCGGTATGATTGTTGGGTGGATTAGCATAGACCAGGCCCCAGATATTGATGGCAACTACACCTTCACCCCTCTTTCTGATGGTCAGTACACTGTGGCGGGTGCGAGCTATGGCACTTTACACGCCGAGGCTATTCTGACCGGATATAAAACGATAAAAGCCATCCCTGAAAAAGGATGGGTGACGATAGGTATTTACCAAGAAAACCCTAGTCCGTACTTCGAGGGTGAATTTCATGTTTACAGCATTACGACGGGGGCGGTAGTTAAGAAATATCATTATTCTCTGTATTCTGGTTTTCCCTTTGGCGGGTGTTGGAATCAGTTTTATCACAATGGGTACATTTATGCGGCGTTCACCTATTACAGCGGATTGGCAGCGGAGGTGGACAAAAAAGGAATGCTGCGGATGAACCCAGACACCGACGAATTTAATTATATTGTCCCGCCTTGGGCTGCTGGTAGTCACTTTTACTTTAGGGACGCTAAGGTTAAGTCTGACGATAGGGTGTGGTTAGCGACTACAGATGGAGCCGTAGTCTATGATCTCCCCGCCGATACTTGGAAACTTTATGATAGCGATGACATTATCGGATTGCCGTCTGACGCTGGTTGTAATTCGGTCGATTATGATTCTGTATCAGGGAGCATATTTACAGGTCATTGGAGTGAACGTGATGGCGTTTATATGTTTAACGAGAACGGGTACCTTCGGGAAACATTGTATGCGACAGGATCAGGTGGGGCTGGAATTTGGAATTATACAGGCTTCGATGAGTTGATATATGGCACTACAAACCTCGAAACTGTAACTGCCTATGATTCTTCTAACGTGTTGTGGGCTGTTTGGTCACATTATAACAGTACAGGCGGTGTGTATCATTTGTACTGGGATAAGTTAGAGGCAGATAAGAATCTAACCAATGATCTCACCACCGATCCTGTCGCTATTGAATGGGACGTGGAAAACACATCCACCGTATCCTTCACTTTGAGTAAGGGGCATCTGTACGATCCTCAAAGTCAAACCTCCTCCCTTTGTGTTTATGTGGAGAAAGGGAGGAAGATTACCGTCAAGATGGGGGAGAAGATAAACGGTATAAATTATTATCAACAACAAGGAATTTTTTACGTTACCGATACCAGGGTGAATTACGTGAAAGGCCAATACCCCACTATTACGGTGACGGCCGAGGATGGTAGATATATTTGGGAAGATCATCGGATGATTACTTCCATCTACTATTCCAATCAAACACCGAAGGCGATAATAGAAGGGTTGCTTAATTCACATACTTGGATGGATTCGGGAGAGTATGATATTCCTACCTTTGACGATACCCACAATATCACCCATCAGTTTGTTGATATGTACCTGATTGATGCGATACGGCAGATAGGTGATCACTTCTTCTACGTTATGCACTTCGATACGGACGGGAAGGCCACGATGCTCAAAGTAGATTTAGAGAAGTCCGTAGATCATACCTACTCTGATTCTAAGCAGACCGTAGAATACTCCCCAGATGATTCCTTCTCCAACATGATAAACAAGATTACGGTTGTGGGAGAGACGGATACATTTACATTGGTTGTTTACCAAGAGGAACTGATTGAAACTTTGACAGGGACAGTGGGATGGTGGGGAGGTTCTACTGATCTCTACGTTTACTATAGTAAGGATTTGTCCCGTCAATGCCGCCAGCCACGCCTTTACATTCAAACGTCAGTGGCGGAGTTCAAGTATTTTGTAGATGGAGGGGGTGGAAATGAGTACATCTCCTACGAAGACCCCAACGAACTCTATTGCATAATAACGTTGGACTGCCCCGATATGGTTTGGGTTCTTGTAGGGGCGATTACGAATTTGCTTGCGGCAGGTGCTCTTGCTTTATGGGGTTGTCAATTTTCTGTTGGTGCTTTTGCTCAATGGAGCCCCTGCGGTTTGTTTGTCTTTCTTATTTCTATTTGGATGAGCATTATTAGTGGGCTCCTCGCCACCGTCGCTAATTACAGCTATGAAGTGTACGCGAGACCTGTAGGACACGAAAAAATGTCCGTTAGTGGAACGGCGGAGGATCTTGAACTTCAAGCGAAGTTGGGAGGTCAAATTGTTGCGGAAGTGATTGACGACCCCTTCTGCACAAATGCGGGTGAGTGCGAGAGAGTTGCGGAAGGTGAACTGGCAATTATTAAAGCACAGAGGTCGAGGGTTCAGTTAAAGAAGATAGCACACCTGCAAGATGAACTCCTTGATATGATCGCCCTTCCCCACCCATACAGTGAACACCAGATGCAACTGTTGATTACTAAACTTAGGCGCGAGTTGGTTTTCCCAGGAAACGAGAACATTAGTACCGAAGCTGGAATATTCGACACAATAGAAGGCTGGAGAATATGAAGTTCTACAACAACAAATTTGGGCGTAGGTTGATTGATAGAAGGGCAGACTTTAAAGTGCCCGACCGCGATGCTCTTCTCTACAGTGTCGATGAAGATGCCAAAACTTGCATCATCAAAATACAAGGATCAACAACCCAAATAACTGCACATTACCCAAGAAACTGGTTCAAGTTGCCGTATTGGATGAAACCTGGAAATGCAGTCAGGGTTCGTCATCGTCAGGGGAATAGGGGGTACATAGAAGTTATCGGAAATGGTAGAGCACTTCCGACTGGCGTGGGCGCTCCAAATATTCCCTATTCCCCTGACGACATTTTAAGTGGTATGGAAATCAACGCAACCAGCCCTGTGTCTTTGTGTGTTACGGTGTCATCTGGAACGTATAGGATAGATGGTGTCACTTATTATTATATGTATGGGATAGACGACATTTTAATGGGCGGTGATTCCCCCATGACGATGGGAACTGCAAATGTGTACATGGGAGACAACCCCGCCACTGTTGTTTGTTTAGGTTCCCCTCCAGCGGCAGGTTATACCAGGTACGATATTTTGCAGATAGCGGCGGACGGGGTTATTGACGTTGTAGAGGGAACGGCTGCTGCCATTCCCACCGAGCCTACGATGCCAGCCACGAGTTTAGATCATGTGAAGATAGGCCACATTTTCAGACCCGGTAGTGAGAGTTCCGATGGCATAGAGCAGTGGCAGATTAATGCCTACTACAACTTGTCTAAGCCTACATATGTGACCATCGATTGGAACGATGATTTTATGAATGATGATCAGGTGGTAATACCCTACGTACCTGGAGGTGGTTTAGTAGGGTACAGCGGCACCTTATACGTTTGGGATCAATACGATAAGCTGTATACCAGGGATTATGTCAGATTCTTGTTGGAATTGCCTCTTGAAAACGGCAATTCTTATATAGTGTCCAACGCTAATTTTTCAGGTAGAACTATAGAAGGTTTCGCTTGGATTACTTATTACCATGATCATGGGGCTTTTTCAGCGCCCCCGATCATTAAGGTGACATTGCCAGACTGGAACGTTGTGTACTATTGGAGTGCATTGGTAGCAGAATCGTAAATATGGAGGTGTAGAGATGGTTGACAATCAGTTGACAGATCGGGAAATTCTGATCCAGTTGACAGAACGGGTGGACTATATGTCCAAACTGTTGGAGCACCTGGTTAACAAAACAAGTAGTTTACCAAGCGGCGGACCGCCAGTTAAACTAGTGAATAACGCCATCGAACAGGTCAAGCAGAGCATTATGCAGAAGAAGGGGTTGGATGCAAGTGTGAAGGAGCAGTTGAATTCTACCTTCGACGCCTTCACCCCTATTTTGAAATCGATGATGCCAAAAGAGGATGAGGAACATTGATATGACTACAAATTACCACACAGCCTGGCAGGACAGCGTTACGCAATACAAAGCAGCAGACATGAACCCTCCTCTGTCCGATCTTGATGCGGCTCTTGCTGCCAGAGATCCTGCTCTTGCGCCTGAGACATCGACCCCTGATAACACGTTCAAGATTCTTGTTTGGACAGGCACAGAACATCGAGCAATGACGAGAGAAAATTTCCTTACAGAACTCCTCGCCACTGTCCCGTACGATATAGCAGGGTCGTTCACCAGCACTCCCTCGGCAAACGAAACCATTCTTCGTTTGCCTATGGCTCGTGCCATAACGTTTCCTGCCAATATGTCAGGTTCGAAGATGATTGCGGCTGTGGCGGCGACGGCAGAATCGGTGGTTAGTATAAAGAAAAATAACGTAGAGTTTGCTACGGCTACCTTTGCGGCGTCTGGCACTTCCGCTACGTTCTCTGGATCAGAGACAAGTTTCGCCGTGGATGATGTTTTAACTGTTGTTTGTCCTAACCCTGCCGATGCAACTTTGGGTGATTTAGGGTGGATATTGGTTGCCTCGCGCGGTGTCACTTCGCCTGCCGCGACTTCCACTACAACCACTACTACGACGACCACCACGACAACAACGACAACTTCAACCACTACGACGACAAGCCCATAAGGCGGGTATTATGTACGAACTCTTTGAACGTATCTCCCACTTGCCCTACAAATACCCCGACGATGCATATTATAGTACGGTGTATCTTGGAGGGGAGCATACAAAAATCAGCTACACAGAGGTTGTGCCAAGTTTAGAGTGCAATGCGGTAGGGTTTATGTTTTGCTGCAATGTTTTGTCGCGGTCTGTTAGGGGTTTAGTGGATATTGCGATAGGTGCATCTGGTAGTGAAACAGTTATTGTAGAGAATCTCTCGTTTGCGGCTTCACAGGACGCGGCTAAAGAGTACGGCACAGCGTTAGTTTTCCCTGTTCAACTTCCACAGGGTTCCAGGATTAGTGTACGGGGTCAGTGCTCCTACGCTCTTGTCTCCACTATCCAAGTCAACATCGTTCCTATTCTTAACGGCGGTTTTCGTTCAAACTCCCCCCTCTCCTGTGTAGATACGTATGGTGCGAATACGTCAGATTCGGGCGGGGTTGAAGTTGCAATCGGTGATGGTGCATTTAGTAGTTGGACACAAATAACTTCCAGTTTGACTAATTCCGTTAAAGGTTTCTATTTAGCATTGTCACCGGACGATTCTGACTCTGCCAAAACATCTTTATCGGCACAACTTGAGATAGGTGTTGGGTCCTCGGGAAATGAGGTCGTCGTTGTAGATGATTGGTCCTTCGCTGGAGGGTATTATTCGTATAGAGGCGGCAGATTTTGGCCTAACTACACACCATTCTTCGGTATACAAATTGCGGAAGGTGAACGGGTGTCGGTAAGAGCAAAGGGAAGTTCAGACGACACAATGGATGTTATATTATACGGGGTACGATAATGGATTGGAGTCTCGTAGGCAGAAACAGTCGTTGTGTATCCTACCCCACCAGTGATACGGGGTATTTTGTTGAGGTCACGTGGACTTCGGAGGACACGAAAGGGGATTGGGTAGAAATCTGCTCTGGTACACCCTTCAACGTTTCGGGTTTTTCTTTTACAGGTAGATTTGATTTCAACAAGACTGCAACAGCCTTTGTTGATATAGGAATAGGTGCAGATGGTAGTGAGGTAGTAATCGTAGAAAATCTCCGTTTCTACACGAATACATGGTTGGTTGCATCTGGATCTACGTACTATCTCCCCTTATCTATTCCCTCAGGTACAAGAATTGCGGTTAGAGCACAAAATAGCTCTTACGATCAATACGATAATGTGGACATCAACTGCAATATTTCCTTGTTTCCTCACCCTTCCTTTGCCTCAGCACCTTTTCCCCTTCACCGTTGTGTGACTTATGGGGAAAATGTGTACACGACCACCGGGTTGCAGTTTACGTTAGGTGCAAATACATGGGGTTCATGGCAGTTATTTTGTGCCGCGGTTCCGTTCAACACACGCTCCATGATTTTATCCCTTGATTCTGAAGTAGGAGAATCATCCCCCATAGGAGGAGCGTTTCAGATAGGGATAGGTGATCCTGGTTCTGAATATCCAATTTGCTCTAATATGCCAACCTGGTTGTCGTATTGTGATACAGGATACAGCCCTAACAACAATTTGTTTTTGCCTGTAGAAATTCCCACTAATTCCGTTCTGTCGATTAGGGGAAAGTCATCGAGTACGACAACAGAGAAAGACGCCAATGTGATAGCTTATTTATTTGGATAGGAGGAGGAAATGGCTTTAGCAAGTGTTGACAGCGGAACGCAGACTGCAACCCTCGATACCGAGCATACTCTTAGCACAAAGACTGCCGATG